TATATAGAAATGCTCAAAAAATACTATGACTAACGTATATTTACATGGAGAGTTGCGTAATTTATTTGGAGAATGTTTTACTTTAAACATTAGTTCTCCAAAAGAAGTATTTTCAGCTATCAACGCTAACCGTAAGAATTTTGCAGAAACGGTTAAAAAACTTGGAATGAAGGGCATTTTGTATAGAATCGTTGTTGATGATGAAGTTCTTAATCATCCAAAAGAATTAAATATACAAAAAGCACCTAAAGAAATGCACGTTGTTCCTGTAGTTTGGGGCGCTGGTAGCAATTCTGGAGGCATATTAATGTTAGCGGCAGGTATAGCTTTAATGGCTTTTACAGCTGGAGCTTCTTTAGGTTTAATGGGCGCATTGGCAGAAGGAATGTTAGGCGGAGCTAGTGTTTTGGGAACTTCCGCTTTAGGGACCGCTGTAATGATGGTAGGAGCATCTTTAGCTATTCAAGGAGTTATGACTTTGTTGTTTCCGCAGCCTAAACCAGACTTTAATCAAGAAGTAGCTGCTGGCGGAAAATCTTATCTTTTTGGCAACAAACCTAGCAACGTATCTCAAGGACAAGCTGTTCCCGTTGGATATGGAAGATTGTTAGTGGGATCATCCCAAATTAGCGCGGCTACAAACCATTACCCATTAGCCACAGATATTAAACAGTTGATGACTCCTGCTGATAAGCCAATTAATGATTATACTGAATTGGTTTCAGAAGATGAAGCTCCATCTCCTTATAATTTAAATGCCGATGGATTCTCTACCAACCAATCAGCAAACGACTCTGAAAGCGAAACGTTCTCAAGCATCAATATATTAAACTCCTATATTAATGTTATTACAAGTTCAGCTGCAAAAGTTGCTACTGATCCGGTTGAAGTTGTTGTTAAAACAAATGGAGAAGTTGTATCTAATCCTGATATATCTACTTACAATCCTGATATTGTTTATGATTGGAAAGAATTGTCCGCGACAAAAAAAGGCTCAATCGCAATAGAAACAGCGTTTGCGTTTCAAAATGGTTTGGCGTATAGATCGTATGATCCAATTCCATTTCAGTTAAAGACAAAGACAACAAACGCAATCAATACTTCCGCAAATTACTTTGTTACATACCCACTTAACACTTTGATAAAATGGGGTCCAACAGAATTTGCTAATTTAAACTTCCCAACATTTGACTCCTCGTACAAATTCGTAAAGAAAGAAGTTACGAAATACCTTCACACAAATTATATTTCTGGAGCGACTATATCAAGTTTAACTGTTACGGTAACAACGAAAACAAATCACGGATATGCGGCTGGAAACATTGTGGAGGTAACAGGGATAACTGGAAGCCCAAATGTAAATGGATCGAAAACAATAACATCTACTCCAGCATCAAACACTTTTACTTATGTTTTAGCTAGTGGAACTGGAGATGGAGTATATACAGCAGCTAATAACGCTACAGCTGTAGTGACGCGTTATTTTGTAGCTACTGAATCAGGATATTCTCCAAAACCAATTACTGCTGCGACAAGAAATTTAGATACAGTAACGGTAACAAGCTCTTCTCATGGGTTAAGTGTCGGCAATGTTGTAATCGTTGATGGTTTAACGGGAACTGTTTATGCAAACGGAACAAGAACAATTACAGAAGTAGCTACAAATACATTTAAGTTTGTAATCTCAGGAGCAACATCAACGGAAACATACACCGCTGCTTCGACAGCAAATGCGATAAGAGAATCGCAGCCATTTCCTATAGTAAATAACGCAGTCAATACTTCTTTTTGGGCAGAGATAACTGCTCCAGCTTTCCAGTCAACATATAAAGCATTAAAAGCTAATGCTGGAGTTATTCCAGAATTGGGCGCTTTAGGTGGCGATTGGGCTTCTGCTTGGTCTGTTGTTGCTGGGCCATCAATATCTCCAGAAAATAAAACAGATTTTGATTCGCTAATTGATAATTTTCCAGCATATACTGTTCAAGGAGTTTATGATCAAGAATTGAGCATGACTAACCTAAGAACAATAACAAGATCAACTCTTGATAGAAACTCTTTAGATAATTATGCGATGGAGTTTTATGGATACTTGTATGTAGAAATGGACAAAACTAAAGTCATTAACTCTTATGACGCGCAAGAAGGAGTTACTTACGAAATTGTAAAGATAGGCGATACTGGACAATGGGCCGAGTTAGGGCTAACTGGAGTTGGAGGCGCTCCAATAATGCCAGAGCTAGGCATGACATTCACCAAAAATGCTTCTCTGCCATCTTCTCTGGGAAATGGGAAAATATATCCAGTCAATAAATATTCATTTAAAATAGACTCAGATGACGCCGCTGATCTTTATATTGATGGTCAACTCGCAAGTTCTTTTTACGGAAATCACGGATTTGGTATGCAGTTAGTTCCGCCTCCAGCAATAAATGATTTAAGTTCAACAACTCAAGAAGTTACCCTTACTCTTGGCTATCATCGTTTATATGCAAGGTTTCAAGATGGCATTGGTTCCGATGGTATTAGTTTATACAGCAAATCAAAATTAGATGGCGGTTCTTATTCTTCTTACGCATTAATCGCAAAAGATAAATTATTTTATTCAGTTTTAAATGATTTAAATGTTTCCAAATCAGCGAAGTTTAGAAGCAAAGTACTGCCGATTGCAGCGTCAGCTATGAAGTTTGGAAGAAAATATAAGATTATTACTTCTGGCACAACAAACTGGACAGCTATTGGCGCTTCGTCTTCTTCAGTTGGAACAGTATTCTTTAAAACAGCAACATCAGTAACTGGTAGCGGCGGTTTTGTTTTTGAAGACTTGTTAAGTCACGCGCAACAAACCTCTGCTACTTCTAATCGGTTAGTTCGATTTGTATCTCAAAGACCACAAGCCTCAAAATCAGGACTTTCTGTATATAATTCTCAATGGCAATGCTCTGCAAAAATAGGAGCTTTAGAATTAAAATCAGCGCCAGTAAAAATTTCTATAACATTTAATGAAACACTTGCAAATACATCTGCGAAAGGAACAATAGATCCAACGTTATCTTATAACGATCCGCCCATAAGAAAAGATAAATAAGATGAAAATATTAAACCCATTAAGATTTATAAAGGGAGCTGGAGGCAGTAAACCTCCTGTACCTGCTCTTGTCCCACCTCCTGATAACCAAAATTTAAAGAAATCAATATCTATATATGAATGCGTCGATTTGATTTGTGAAGGTCCAATTTATGGACTAGTAGATCAATACGGCAAAAAAGTTTATGGTTTAGATATGTTGAAAGGAATATATCTTAATGGAAATGCGGTCATGAACTATAAAGGCGAGTATAATTATAGAAACGTCATGATGGAGATTAATTTCGGCACCGAAAATCAAAAGCCATTAGTTAATTTTAAAAACGTGCATATTGCAAAACCAGCTAATTTTAAACTGCTTGGTCCAATTACGCCAAATCCTCAACCAGATGAAATAAGAATTAATCCAAATGGAGGTACAAGAAATTTTATAAAATGGGCTATCAATTCTGAAGGATGGCCAGATAAAGCACAAGATCCTTATTTATTTATTCATAAAATTAAAAATAGAGATGTTAAAAAATTAAAGGTAAGTTTAATTGTAGAAGCTTTAATGGATACTGTATCGGAAGGAACTGGACCAGGAGAAGCTGGAAAAATGGGAATGAGCAAAGCGTCAAATTTAGATTTGATATTTAAATGGGGTGTAGAAGGAAGCTATAATTACTCTTCAAAAAGAATACCGATTTATGGCTTGGTTCAGAGTCCTTGGGCGTATATGATAGGAAATGGAAGTACAAGCTATACACAAGCCCCAACAACATCTGCTGTTGTAGCAAGTTCTTCTAATCAATTAGCGAACACAAATAACGGATCGACAGTATCGGTAAACACAGGAAGCAATCCAGCTAGAGAAACAAAAGTGACAAATCATGCAGGAGAAATAATTGATAACGACGTAAATTTTAACTAATGCCTATCATAAGAACAGCTCAAGAAGATAAAGCGTTAAAGATTAAACCTAGAAACTACTCTAGCGTTTTGTCTTTGATTAATTTTTTAACGAAAAGAAGCATGATTGACTACGTTCCAAAAGCAGTTAATAGATTAAACTATACTGCTGGTTCAGTAGGAGCTGGAGCTGGAACAGCTAAAACGTTTAATGAATTAGCTAGTGTAACCTACGCAAAAGGAGCGGCTATTACAATTAGCGGAACGGCAACCTATTTGTTATCTGATGGAACAAACAATACAGTAATGCCAGCTATAAAAGTAATTGCTCAAATAGATGTAGCTAGAACAACTTCAACTTATCCAGCTTATCAAGTAGAGGCGACAGCAATTCAAATAAATTCAACTACTGGAGCATTCAGTTTTACTATTCCAGCCGAAATTACATCAAAGTTAGCTGTTGGACTTCATTCTATATATGTAAACGCGACTTCACCAGATAATTCTATGGTAGTTTTAACGGCTTCTGGGCAAAACGCAACAAACAACATTAGAACATTTGCAATAACAGCATAATAAAATATAATAATTTATGGCATACGACCCAAACGATCCTAATAGTGAAGGCGGAGAAAATGGACCAGTTGATCCAGTATCAGTATCTATAGCTGCTGATAATGAAGAGATTATATTGCCTGATTCGTTCAATGGCAGAGATAGATACTTA